ACCGCTTGTATGCCATCAGCCACAGATAGACGCGGACATACCGTAATTTGCAGCCCAGCTTCTTCAAGCACTTCCTTACGCGATTTACCTGTTCCAAGTTCCCGTACTTGTACGTCATGCGGAAGGATTTGGTTAAACTGTTCATACTTGTTATCCCTCAGCCAGTTAACGTACCAGTCTAGTCCTTGCCCGTGATTTTCGATGCAGTCCAGTAATCTAACTTCTTTTCCAGCCAACTGAGCAATCCAGATAGTAGTGCTATCACCCATTCCAAGATCCCAAGCAGCAAAACTGCGGCACAAGTCATCACGAGGAAAATCGCTAATATGACCAAGTTTCTCAAGATCGTTAATAAGCCGACCATAGTAGCTACCCTCCACCGCTGCGTTAAACGAGCACTCAAACTCCTGGTTGTACTTGTCCTCACCCATCTCAAGCTGGGCTGCTTTAAGCTCAGAATAGGGCAGAATCCCTGTCTCGCTGGCCTTAAACTCTAGGTAAGCCCAACCTTCAGTATCCTTAGCCCTATCAGCCAACTCCCTGAAATGGTTGTTACCTTTAGGAGTGCCAATGAAGCTACAAAACCCAAGACGATCAGCCAGCGCAGGTCTAACGATCTCGTTCCAAATCTTAGGGTTCTGGTCTCCAACCTCGTCAATAACCACCCCGTCAAAATACTGACCACGCAAGCTATCAGGATTGTCAGAGCCGTAAAGACTAACCCTACGCCCCCAAAAATCAACACGTAACTCAGCGATATTAGCAGTGGCTCCAAGTGGCCTCGTATACTCTAGTAGATAATCCCAAGCAACACGTTTAGCTTGGCTGTAGGTAGGTGCAATGTATGCAAACCTTGGATTAGGCTTGTCGCACTCTATCGCGGCTTTGATAAGGTGGTTGATTGCGCTAACAGTCTTTCCCATACGACGATGGGCAACCACCACAGTAAAACGATGCTGCTCAATGGCATCATGGATCTTTAGCTGCTGCTCTCTAGGCTCGTAGTTAATGACAATCTCTGTCACTTAACGTATCCGCAGTTCAAGCACTTGTTGTTTACTAGAAACGCACTGCACATAGGGCAGTTAGCCATCTGTCTATACTTCATTTCTTGCCTCCCCAACGGATTACCATCTCTTGAGCCTCACCATCTCTACCTGTTACCTCTGTCCTAGCCAGCTTAGGGATATGGTATTCGCTCAGCTTGTTCATTAGGTCTAGCGCCTTATACGGATCATCCTGCGCTACCTCATTAAGCCACTTGTCCATGTTAGGAGCATTGCGCTCGAGTAGATTAGCAATAGCCTCTCGGACTATTTGAGTGGACTTATTAGGCACTCCTTTAGGCCTTCCCTTACCCATATTAGTAAGGTTAGCAACTCCTCCACTTGCCTCTACTTTACTGGTTTCGTTTGTTTCCATTTTTGCATTATCCTTTGGATGTCATGCTTACTTGCGCTCTTGTTGACTACCTAATAATCCTGTACCTACTGGTGCCGCTACAAACATTTCCTTACCGAATTTCCGCATCAAACTAGCACGTTCTTCAGATGTTTCATATTCGTAAACATTTTTAATACCACGTTTTTCTAATATTTCTCTAGTTTTCTTTGATGCTGATTTAGGAATAATAGCTCCAGAAAATTCCTCAATTCCTACTGCCCGCTGCGGTTTTATTTCAAAATATTCCGTTGGCATAGACTTAAACTTGTCCAAAAAAACTTTTATATCGGATTTTAACTGACTAGGAACCTCTCCATAAATCCTATCTAATGCGCCCATATTTCTTGTTTGAGCAACTTCAAGCAAAGCATCGCTTGCATCATATTTCTTATCTATTTCACCCAATCTGGACAGAAGATCAAAATATGCCTTATCTGTAACATCTTTTACCTGAGAAATTGTTTTCTCATCAGTTAATAAACCTCTGCTGGCTTGAATATCTTGCAGCTTTTTGAATTTAGGACTAACTGCTGCCCTTACATTTCCAACACCGTAATTCCAGCCTTCTTCTCCAGCACCACCCTTCATTTCTTTTACAATATTTGTAAGGTTTGCATCAGCATAACGTCGATTACCGCTATATGTATAACCTTTAAATATTTTTTCTTTAATATTTATGCCTTTGTCACTAAGTGAATTATCAAATTTCTCAAGCCAATCATTAAACTCTCCGCTATTTTTAGAAACAGATTCACGCAAGGCAGTTTCAAATTCCCAAGATTCCTTAAAATCTGCTGGATTCGGTAATTGACCACGCTCATCAAGAAACTTTGCAGCTAAAACGTCAGAGTACCCGCGATCACTCCAATTCTGAAGCAATCGATCAACCTTATAATCTCCACCGGGAATTTTATTAGCAACATCATTTAATATATTTTTTAACGTTTTTTGGCTTTTATAGTCAATCTGATAATCAATGGCTGGGAATCGTTTTGTATATGCGTCAGCAGAAAAAACTGGATTTCCTTTTGATGGAATAGCAAATTCTTTAGGTGCAATAAGCGTTATTTCGCCAAACTTATTAAAAGGAGCAGATGTTTTTGCCACACCAAGAGAAGGAACGGGAAGCCCACCTAACTTATCTGCTGCCCTCAAGTTTGCCTCAGAAAGATTATGCTGAACAATGAGTTCATCACCCGACCTTACATTAGGGACAAATTCTGATGCTTTACTTACATCCTGAATGCTCATTCCTACCGGCATACCCTTAGTAGCCTTCAATGCTGCCTTACCAGTACCATATCCAACAGCGCCAAGAGTAGCCATATCCAATACATCCATTGGATTCGGAGCCTTGCCCATACCAATATCGGTATAAGCCTGTTGCGCTCCAGTAACTCCAAGCACATCTGCTGGCTTAATTGCGCTTAGTAACTGGTTTAAATTAACTTGATTAGTCTGCAATCCACCGGGAATAATCTCACCAGTGGGTTGTTGCTTTGGCGCAAAATTAAATCCTGTAGGTATCGTTACTTGAGCAGGAGCAGTCGTTGTAGGAAATAAAGCCTCAAGATTCAACGGGTTAGCAGTCACTATCTGTTGTGCATTAGGAAGAATCTTGTTTAGAAATTGACCTACTCGACCAGCACCAGCAGCGGCTAATTGTGCAGGATTCTCTGCTACAGGCGTGATTGTTCCATATGTTCTTTGCTGAAGATTTTGAATAGAAGGCATTGGAACTCGACCTCTAGGATCAAGTCCTTTACTTTGATTAAACAGAATTCGATCTATCTCAGCCTGTGTTAGTTGTCTGGGCATCTCAGCCATAGAAAACCTCGTACATATCCGGCCTGTTAGCCTTTATCCACTCTCGTGGCTCCTCGTGGCATTTCTTGTAGTCAATCCCTACTGTTTGGCTTCCTGCATGATGCACATAAGCCCGACTGACAAAATGCTCATACCCCGCTTCTTGCAGGTCATGGCATATTATATTATCGGAATACCAATTCGTGCTTGGGAATTTAGCGACGCTCCAAGCCTTTTTCGTTATGGCGGCAAAGATAGGTGCAATTACCGCAGTCGGCTTAATCTTAGCCTCGCTAGCCCACCGCAATCCTTCTTGCCTATCATCGTAAACAGGAAACCTGATGTTCTGGTCAGGTAATACATAGTCCGATCTAGCACCTAAGAATCCGAGATTTACGCCATTGGATTCCAGAATTTCCGAATCTTTCCTAAGTAAATCTATAGTACTCGGCGTTATAACAACGTCATCGTTAGCTACGATCAGTGAATCGTGCCCCCTACTGAAGGCATAATCGATACCCGCATTATATGCGTCTCCAAAATTGGTACTATGATTTGGCCTGTAAATAACATTAAGTTCCGACATTCTCGAACGTATTGTTCCCCAGAGGCTAAGGTTATTCGAGCATAGATAAATTGGTAGTTCTGGAGCATAAACTTTGATGCTTTCCAGTAATATCGTTATACCGGGATTACCGATAGTGCAGATGACTATGGCTTGCATATACCCCAGAAATATAGATCAGCAGGATTTGAATTAGTGGAAAAGCCGTACTGCTCAAACTTAGACAAGTCGCAGTTATCCCTAATGTCCTGCTCTGTTAAATTACGGTAATAGTCCCCGCAAAATGGGGCATCTGATGGGCTTGTACGCCTAGTACCGTGTTCTGGTCTACCTTCTGTAGCGCACGTAAAGAATACGAACTTACGAGCCATCCTGACCATATTGTCAAAGGTTTTAGCCCACTCCGGGTTGTGCTCAAAGCATTCACAAGATGCAACAACATCAAAGCTGTTGTCAGGAAAGTCTAGCTCCTCTCCCTTGGCTACTAGGTCAACTCCCTTGCCCTCACCAAGATCAACGCCGATATATTGCGCTGCGTCAAAAAACTGACGTATTGAACCGTTAATGTCCAGACTACCTATCTCTAAGACTTTTTGACCTGCGAAGAAAATAGGGAACTTGAGCGTTAACCCACGAACGAAATCTAGCTGGCTTTGATGGCTCACTTTTTCTTGTTTCTAGCGGAAATAGCTGCGGCTTTTTTCTTTGCATCAGCCTTGCTTGAGGCTCCCCATGCTCGTAGAGACAGTAACAAACGAGTAGGCTCACCATTTTTATACTCCGGGCCGGGCATATTGCCCATACGGGCTAGGAATGAAGCACGACGAGGATTATCGCCAGATTTAACAGGAGGCTTAAGATCAGAGCCAGGATTTTGAGCTTCGTAGGATTTACGGCCTTTTTCATTAAGACCTCCCTTGGCGTTCTTACCAGCCTTTTTAGTCCAAGCCGCTGTCATTTTTTCTTCCCCTTAGCGGTCTTAGCTGCTTCTTTAAAGTCAGCCTTTGTGGGCGCTCCCTTCGTTCCCGGCTTACGCATCTTCTCGCCAGAACCCTCGGCAATCCTTTTACGCTTGGCATGGATCGCAGCATACAGACCGGTCTTCATTTCTTCCCCTTAGCGGCTTTACGGCCTTCTGATAGCATGATTGCAGTGGCTTGTTTCTTAGACTTAACAACAGGCCCACCTTTACCGCTATGCAGAGTTCCAGCCTTGAACTCGTTATAGACCTTGCTCATCTTCTTCTCGGCCTTGGTTTTCTTCATTTAGAATCTCCTGTACCTGCTGTGCTAGTTGCAATTCGGTAACCTCGTACCGACGCTCAAAGGCTTTTCTTCCCATGCCGTGATAGCCAGTATTCCCCCTGTGATGCTCGGGACAAAGTGGGATAGTTGCATAATTAGAATTCCTAACACCCATCCCCAAACCGATACCTCGGATATGGTGAATCTCTGCTGGAGTCCCAATATAGCCAAGCCTATAACAAATTATACAACCTATATCAGCTACTTTTGACAGATATTGAGCCTCTTTTTTACGCATTCTTCTCCTTTAGCTTGGCTTCGATAGCTTCGATAAACATAGACGGATCGTTCCAGTGTGCATCAATGATTTGCTCTGCCTCCTCATCTGTCATCCTCTGCCATTCGCGTTCAGGCTGCGCGAGTCGGGCGCGGAGGATTTCGATTGCTTTGTCTTGACTCGCACTTATGTCTGCGTATCTAACTTCTTCCAACGCATCTAGCACCTGCTGCGCTTCCTCGCGTGTTAGCGTGATTGCCATATTAGTATCCTAGTATTTTTTTGACATCTCCTAAGAACTTAGGATCAGTCGGTCTATTTGCTCGGTAAATGCTCGTTGTTTTCCTCTCGTAACATGACTTACAGCGCCATGCCCGATTACTACCCGGCTTCTTGTAACCGCCAGCCTCCTCCCTGTCTCTCTGGCAAGTAGTGCAAAACTTCATTTATTCTTTCCTTGGAGTT